GTGGTGTTCTTTATTCAAGAAATAATCTAACAGTTTTAAACTCAGCAGGAAATGGATGGAATACTTGGGCTGAGCGCATAAATGGTAACTTTAATTTAAATGTAGGAAGTATTCAGACTGCAGGAACTATACTTGCAAACAATGTTGGGTCAGATAAAAAGTTTAGATGGTTAAGAACTGGAGGCAATGCTTTTTCTCTAGAGCATGATGCATCAGGTTACTACTTTTGGAATGAGACAACTAGCGATATGCTAATGCGTTTTACAAATGCTGGAAATGTTGGTATTGGAGTAAATGCTCCAGATCAAGCTCTTATGGTAAAAGGCACCATTGAAACTCAGGCTACAAATAGTGCAAATGGTTGGCAGCTTTATACTCATACCGATGATACTTTCCGCATAAACTATAACGGGGCAGGAAGCGATGAAGTCTTTATTAATCCAGACGGACGAGTAGGAATTAATACTACTAGCCCGGTGAGTGGTCATAAATTAACTGTAAATGGAAAAATAGGCGGTCCAACATATGTAGACTCTTATGTACATTTTGATCAAAGTACTGGAAATACGATTCTTAAAGCAAATGACGATCTTATACTAGGGTATGCTGGCACTACTTATGTAAAACAAAATGGTGCTCTTCTCGTAGGCTCTAGCACTACTCAGGCAAGTTCTTCCGAAAAATTCTTGGTATATTCTACAGGAAATCAACACTCTCGATTTATGAATAGTAGTGACACATACACTACGGTTTATATTAAGAATAGCTCTACAACTGCGAATACAAATCAACCTTTTCTAACCTTCCAAGATACTGGAGGAAATCGAGGAAACTTTGGACTAAGATATTCTACGGCTCAGCTGGTTATTCAAGGACACGGAGGCGTAGGAATTGCAGGAGGATCTGGAGGAATTTCTAGCGATCCAGATCTTTTTGTAAACACTAGCGGTAGAGTAGGGGTTGGTACTACTACCATTGATGCTGGCACCGTTCTTGATGTAGAAGGGAACATGGTTGTTAATACTGCGAGCAGTACCGGATTTGGAGAAGGCGGTATATTCTTCAGAAGAAACTATACTACTGCCTATCCATACAATGTGTCTATTCTTACCTATGCACATGATGGCTCAGGAGGATTTTCTGATGGTCTTTCTATTAATGGCTATGATGGGGTAAGTTTTTGTACTGGTTCAAATACTCGGCAAGAAAGAATGCGTATTGTTGGAGGCACAGGAAGTACTAGTGGTTTTGTTGGTATAGGTACGATTCATCCTGATGCTAGACTTGAAGTAGAAATGCCAGGTAATGATGTTTCAACTGATCCAAAGTTAAGAGTTACTGCACAAACATATCCAAACATAGAGTTCTACAGCAGAGACGCAAATGCTGCCAACAGAAATTGGAAAATTTCTTCCGTATACAATCACTATGGTACTCTTGAATTTTTACGAAGTAGTGCAGCAAATGGCGTTCCGAATATATCAACTCTTGTCATGAAGAATGATGGCAATATAGGTATAGGTACGACTAATCCAGGGTCAAAGTTAGTTATACACGAAGACGACTCTTCTTTTGCGAATACGGAACTTCATATTCATAACAATAAAAGTGATGATGCTGCAGTACTCAGACTAGAAGGAAAAAGAACTTCATCAAACGATACTGGTCAAATAATATTTGCTAATAGTGGTAATATTGGTGCTTCAATAAGAAGCTATTCTGGAGGAGATGAAGGGTCTTTAAGATTTTACACCAGCATTGCGGGTACTGGTGATTCCGTTACTGAAAGAATGCGTATTGATGCTGACGGCGACGTTATTATTAATAATAATTTAAAAGTAAGTGGTACTAAAACTTATTCTGCGGCTAACCTTGCTGAGTCAAACAGTGCGAATATGGCGCTTCAAATTTCTCCAATGAGAAGTGGAACAAATAGCGGTATAAGTATAGGAGATTTTGGAAGTAGTAGAAGTGGTATCCAAGCTTATAACAACAGCACTAATGCTGCGCTAACTTTTTTACTTAATCCTTTTGGAGGAAACGTAGCTGTAGGTACAACTTCTGCCGACCAAACTCTAACGGTAAAAGGAGCTAATTCTAGAGTTTCTGCACAATCTACAGCGGACGGTCAGACGATTGGATTTGAAGCTAGATATCTGAATCACGGTAGTCTGTACGGTAGTTTCTTGTATACTACTGGAGATGCTCAGTTATATATTGATAACCATTTTCAGGGGAATAATGGTGTATATAGTGATATTAATTTCCGAAACCAACCAAATGGCGGCGGCGGTCTAATCAATCGACTTAAGATTAAGGGCTCAACTGGTCATGTAGGTATTGGTGTTGAAACCCCTGCTCACCAGCTAACTGTTCAACATGATAGTGATCCGAGTATTTATATTGTAGGAAACGGCTATAATGATACTGTAAGAATTGGTTTCGGAGGAGGAGATGTTACTAACGCAATGGGCAGTGGTAACACCGGTGCAATTATTTCGTCTGCTCAAACCACTAGCGGAGGTGCAGCTTTAGGTGACCTTAGATTCCAGATTAATAAGGGAGATAATCTTCAAACTGCACTCCATATTAGTAACCAAGGATTTTCTACTTTCGATCACCAGGGCAACGACTATGGTGTGAGTATAAAAAGCTCAGGAAGTAGTAGAAGTGGTTTAGTTATACTTACTCCTGGAACTACTACTATTACTGGTTCTTTACTAGTTTTATCCGATGCTAGCTATAGATTAGGTACTGCAAGTCATTACCATTTTAGAGCAAATCAAGACGGAAAAACTCAAGTAGGTTTTGATCAGCCAGTATCTGTAGGAGACCATTTCGGTAATTCATATCCTGCTGCACGATTTAATGTTAATAATGGTACTGGTACTTCTGATGGAGCTACAGGTAAGACTGTTTGGTACGGGCCAAAAGGAAGAGGGCATAAAAGCTTCGCAGGACAAGATGCTTTCAATATATGGGATCTTCAAAGAGAATGGACGGGTAAACATGTTGACAATGGAGGAAATACTGTTAACCAAACAAGTTCTCAAAATTATACAAACGATCACGGAATCACAGTTAATTACCCTTCTAATGTAACTTCTCAGCAGCTAATTTATAGTGAAACGCCAAAAGGAGGAGCGGGCACTATTCTTCGTGCACAAGCGGATAATTATTCGGGATGGAATGGAGGCTTTCAGTCAGGAGGATTTCCTTGTAGTACTCATGTAGGATTGCAATACTCCATGTACATAAGAAGATCCTCTTCAAACTCTGCAGGAACATTTTATATGGGTTGCTTTAATGCATATCCTGGAGGCACAAGTACTACTGTAAATACTAATCCCTACTTTATTGTTACAAGTATGGCAAGTCTTCCTCAGGATGTGTGGTGTCTTGTAGTGGCTTATTTAGCTCCTATAAATTATAACTCAACTTTACCAGGAACTTTTCCAGGAATTTACAGACTAGATACTGGGGATAGAATAACAGGCCAAACCAATTACAGGCATTATAGTACCACTCAAAATATAAGAACATATATGTATTATGCAGGAGATAGCTCAACTAAATGTGACTGGTATGCTCCAAGAGTACATTTAGTAGATGGTACAGAGCCAACTATAACTCAATTAATGGGATTAGGGAGGGTTTATGGGTCCTCTACCGATCTATAAGGAATAAACTATTATGAGATTAAATTCTTCTTACCAAATAGAATTAGATAATTTAAGTACTTTTCCTCTTTGTTATAGGAATGAAGCAGGAGAGTGGGAAGATAATGATTTTACAGAACAAAATCTATCTGATTCTGAAATAGCTCAAGCACTTGCTCTTGCAACTTCGGAAGCAAAAACTGCTTTTAAACAAATGCATGGAGCTATGGAAGCGATGTCAGAATATACGGAAGAGGAACGAACGCCAGAGGTTCCATAAAAAAGGGGGCTAATCGCCCCCTTTTCGTTACTGTACTAGCTCTCCTTCGGGAGCGCCTTCTACAGGTGCTGGATTTGCAATTTCTTCTTTCAGAAGAGTTGTAAATCCTTGTCGTGCTACTTCAATCTGATCTGCGCGAGCAGCAGTTTGATTAGCTTGCTGTTGAAGATCTTGCAGCTGACCAACCAAATACTTGGCTTTGTCAGAGAGATCATCAATTACATAGTTCTCACCATCTAAAACGAGGGTGGGCTTTTCTTGTACTTCAGTTGTCATAGTAAGTTCCTTACTTAAAGATGTCTTGCCAGTTACCCGTAGTACTAGCTCGAGCGTACTCGGTGGCACGGTTTTCAAAAAAGTTTGTGTGCTCTACACCGTTTAACATATAGTCAAGCCAGGGTAGAGGGTTTCCTTCGCTCGCAAATATCTTCTTCATTCCTAGGCCAAGAAGCCGACGATCAGCGATATAGCGAATATAATCTTTTACTTCTTGTGCTGTGAGTTCAGGTACTTCCGCACCTTCAAAGCACAAATCAATAAAAGCATCTTCCAGTTCTACAGTTCTCTCTGCCGCACAATAAATTTCATACTTCAGATCGTCATTCCATAGGTCTGGATTTTCCTTAATAAAGGTACGGAATAGTTGAGACATACCCTCTACATGCAATGTTTCATCACGTATTGACCATGTAACAATCTGTCCCATGCCCTTCATTAAGTTATGTCGAGGAAAGTTCAGTAGAATAGCAAAACTACTAAATAACTGTACTCCCTCTGTAAATCCGGAATAGATAGCCATTGTCTTTGCAATGTTCATAGGCGTATCCATGCCAAAATTACTTAAATACTCGTGCTTATCCATCATTTCTTTGTGTTCAAAAAACTTTTGATATTCTTCGTCTCCAAACCCTAGAGTTTCGAGAAGCAAAGAGTAAGCCTCTTGATGCACAGCTTCCATTGCTGCAAAAGCAGAGAGCATCATTCTTACTTCCGGCTGCTTAAAAGTCGGAAGATAATGCTTAGCGTAGCCGCAACATACGTCTACGTCAGCTTGTGTAAAAAATCGAAAGATACTCGAAATAAGTTTCTTATTTCCGTCTGTCAACTTTTCACGATAGTCTTTCAAATCATCCGCAAGATTGACTTCATCTGGAAGCCAGTGCATGTGCTGTTGAGACTTATAATGCTCAAAAGCCCAAGGATAATTGAAAGGTTTGTAATATTCCCTTTCTTCTAGTAAATTCATATTATCACCAATTATGTACTACGTTTGCCATAATGAAAAAACAAGTTATAAAGTTGATGAGTACGATAGCAGTCCTTAGAACTGCTACTATATTATCGTACTCTGCTGTCTTCTCATCTGAGAAACTTCCGATTGTATATTTCCAAATTGTCCAAATCTTAGCCTTCACAAGCTAAACAACCTTCATCATCAATACTTTCAAGTATTCTTTCTCGAAGCACTTCGTCAGAGACAGTTTCTGCTCTCTTAAACGCTTCGCTTCGTAAGTAATACAAAGTCTTGACTCCTCTTTTCCAGGCCATCATATGAATAGCGTGAAGTTCTGCCTTTGATACATTTGCTGGAAAGAAGATATTCAGAGACTGACTTTGACAAATCTGCTCTTGTCTGTCTGCTGCCATTTCTACAATCCATCGTTGATCGATTTCGACGGCGGTCTTGAATACCTCCTTTGTCCAGTCATCTAAAAAGTCTAGATGTTGTACAGATCCATTATTAGTAATAATACTCTTCCAAACTTCGTCATCATCTTGTCCTAAATCTTGGAGAATGTTCTCAAGATACTCGTTTTTAAGTAGACTGGATCCTGACTTAGTCTTTTGCGTAAATGCATTAGCCCTATATGGCTCAATGCTGGGACTAGTATTACCGCAAATGATACTAGAAGAAGCATTAGGAGCGATAGCGAGAAGATGAGAATTCCTAAGTCCACTACCCATCCCATCAGGACAATCGCCGCGCTCCTTAGCGAGTTGCTTTGTTGCACGTACTGCCTCCGATTTAATTCTACTAAACATTTGTAGATTCTTGCCCTTTGCCATTGCACTCTCGAAAGGAATGTTGTGCCGTTGCAGATGAGCATGAAATCCCATTGCTCCAAGACCAATACTTCTTTCTCTCATTGCACTATACTTAGCACGAGAAAGTTGGTCTGGGGCATTTTGTATAAAGTGCTCTAGTACATTATCAAGCATACGAACGAGATCAGGAATAAACATATCATCATTTTTCCACTCATCGTATTCTTCCAGATTTACACTGGACAGACAACATACCGCTGTGCGGTCTTTATCTGTTGGAAGTGTAATTTCGGAACACAGATTTGATTGATGTACACGTAACCCTAAATCTTTTTGAAACTCAGGAATCGCTTCATCAACTGTATCTCGGAACACAATATATGGTTCTCCAGTTTCAACACGATTTTGGATAAGTTTTACCCAAAGTGTTTTCGCAGGAATAACTTTTTTAACTTCTCCAGAATGTGGATCAATTAAAGGCCATGAGTCATCAAACCCAGGCTCTCGCGTAGCGTTTTCGATGAGTTGCATGAAATCATCTCCAATCATTACGCCGTGGTGAAGATTTGTAGACTTACGGTTTACGTCTCCACCTGTTGGTTTTCTTACATCCAGAAATTCTTCAATCTCAGGATGTGAAATATCAATATAAGCCGCATAGCTTCCTCGGCGTGTTACACCTTGAGAGAAAGCAAGCATTTCAGCATCAACGACTTTTAGAAAGGGTATTACACCCGTACTTTCGGAGCCATTGCTCGTTTTCGAGCCTACACTCCTGACCCCGGTCCAACAACCGCCGACGCCTCCACCTACAGAAGAAAGAAAGGCATTCTCTGTATAGTGGTTTGTGATTCCTTCTCTACTATCATCGACATAGTTTAGGAAGCACGAAATAGGTAATCCTCGGCTAGTTCCTCCATTTGAAAGTATTGGAGTAGAAAACATAAACCAAAGTTTACTTGCATAATCATACAACCGCTGTGCATGATCGTCATCATCTGCAAAAGCTTTTGCCGCTCTCGCAAATGCTTCTTGAGGGGATGTTTCTCCTTCTACAAAATATCTATCCTCCAGAGTCTTTAAACTAAACTCGGATAGATACTTATCTCTATTATAGCTAAGCTGCATCAAAAGTACTCCTTATAGCTGAAACATTCTCAGCTCCTATTGCATCATCGCAATATGTTATTAAATCCATTAATTCATAGTTCTGTAAGATTTGATCTCCATTTTCGTTAAGTGCTTGTATATGCTTATAACTACTATTTATTGGTAGTGAGTCATAAATATTCAAAGCATCTCCATACTCTCTGATCAAAGATACAGCTCTTTTTGGACCAATCCCAGGAATACCTGCTACATTGTCCCCTTTGTCTCCCATGAGACACTTCATAGAAATATACTGCTCAGGAGCTACTTCATAGTGTTCAGACCAGTTATCTAATGTTACTTCTTTACGAGTTACATAGGAAAATCTTCCTACGTTTTCTTGTATTAATAAGTCCCAGTCACGGTCACTAGAAACTAACCAAATATACTCTAATTCATACTTATTTCTCTCTTTAACCAAGTGTGCTGCTATATCATCAGCCTCTACACCCTTAAATCGAAATATAGTATATTCTTCTGCCAGTAATTCTAAAGTTGCTTCATACTCTTCGAAAAACTCCTCGAAAGCGATTCGTTCTTCCTCTGACTGCTCTGCAAATTTATCCTTACGATTTTGCTTATAGTCAGGACTTATATTTTTTCTATAAGTCGAAGAGCCCCAGTCTGCCGTAATTATGACTTTTTTGCAGTCATAAGATTTAGCAAGACTTTCTACTGTTCTTTGGTACTCGTACCTAAAATCAGTTCTGCCTTGATGTTTCCACCTAAAAGCTAAGTTTAAGGCATCTACTATCAGCGTACAGTTTGCATTTTCATTTGTTAATTTGTCTGAAAAATTAAATGCCATTTAGAAACTCCACTTTCTCTTCCTTTAACCAAACATCCGCTAATAAAATATAACAATGTAAAAATTGAATATACATCCACTCATGGCTAACTGCAGGCTGTAGGTTTGTTACTACAAATACCGGAGATCTATTGTACTTAAAGAACAATAAAGGCTCTTGGCCACCCCCCGCTGCTTGCTGCAATAATTTTATCCACCATTTTATTAGATTGTTTGTTTTCTTTGCTGTAAAAATTTTATCGGACAAAGGAGAATTTTCATAGTTTTTTACTTCTATACAAAATCTATTCTTTTCATGTGGTACATATAGATCTCCTTTCAAGTATTCTAATGCCCCAGAGTTAGGCACTCGCTCAAACTGATACCCTGTATGTTCTCTTAACATGTCTCGAACTAGATATTCTCCTCGTGCACCTTTTGCTCTGGAATCTACCATTACTGCTCCAATCCGCTGACATTTCCTTTCTTAACTACTTCTATCTTATCAAGCAAAGGATGTGTCCACCCGTGAGAAACTACATATGTATTGAGATCTTCTCCCAACAATACTTCTACTAGTTTTTCTCTGCCACTGTCATCAAGAACATTAATTACTTCATCAAGAAAAAGAATATTAATTCTTGATTTAGAAATACTACTCATTAACTTACGAATAGCTATTAAAGTAGCTGTATTTACCCTGGCTAATTCTCCAGAAGAAAGAGCTAGAATATCTACTATATTCTCATTGTCCGTGATCTGTACGTTTAACTTGTCATTAGAAACAACAAACTCAAGAGTAAATCTACCATCAGAAAGTTCTGCAAGATAAGTATTTGCAAGTTCTTCTAGTTCTTTTACTAAGTTTTCTATCTTATATGCAAGAAGTCCGTTTGTACTAAATGCTTTCTTTAAGATATCGAGATTAGAATTTAAACGCTGCTTACCATCTAAAACTTTTTTAGCACTTTCTAGTTTCTCTATGAATCCATCTGTCTGTGCTTGTATAATTTCTATACGAGTATTTTCTTTAGTGATACGTTCGTTCTCTTCTGCAATCTTTTTTAGTTCTTGTTTTGCTGATTTTAACCTGTTTGATACTGAATGAAGCTGTTCTTTCAATTCTTCTTCATTTAATATATTTTCTGGTAAAGATCTATCTATGCTTCTGTATAGTTCTTCCCAGTTCTTTTGAGACTTTTCTTTTTTATCAAAAAGGCTATTGTTCTTTTTGATACTAAGAATCTCATTATTTATTTCATCTTGTTTTTCTCTTGCTTCAGCTATCTTTCTGGCTTCTGCATCGATTAAGGACTGTTTAAAACCTGAATCTACAGCCTGCTCGCAAGTAGGGCAGTGATCTCCTAGTTTTCCTAATTTATCTAAAAGATTCTTAGAACTTGTTACAACCCCGTTTAAACTACCTAACTCACTCTGTAAAGTGTCATAGGACTGTTTTTCACTAACCTGAATATTGTTTATTTCATCAATATTTATCTTAGTCAGCATATCTTTATACTGATTATTTTTCAAGATTTTTTTATTTTTTTCGGAGATATTTTTAAGTTCTACTGATAAAGAACGGAAAGACTTCTCATCTTCTTCCGTATCAATTTCTAAATCCAACAGAGGAAGTATGGTAGTATTCTCCAATTTATTGTTTGACAACCATTTTTCAACAGTTGTAATTTCTGAGCTTATAGCAATTAACGCATTCGAGGACTCTTTCGAAGCCTCTTTGAATACTTCAAATAAATCTACGTAAGCATCTAAGTGTAGCAGATCTATCAAAAACTTTTTTCTGTTAGTGTCTGTTGCAGTTAGAAACTGTAAACTTGCATTTGTGTTTTGATATACAAGCTGAGAAAATGTCTTAAAGTCTATACCTAAAATCTCTTGAAGAGTTTTATATGTATTTGTGGCAGTATGACTAGATATATCTTCTCCGTTTTTCTCTAGTCTGACTTTTATATTTGTTTTTCTATCTACTACTATGTTGTAGCTACTTCCGTCTTTTTCAAAACCCAGGGATATATTATAGCCTTTATTAACATATCTATTTGGTATGTCTGCTTTTTTTATACCTTTTGAGTTCTTATTATAAAGCACTTCTTCAATAATTAACGGTATGGAGGACTTCCCCATACCGTTTGTACCAATTATTTGAGTTACTGTGTTGTCGTCTAAATCCAGTTCGTTGTCGGGACCATAACTAAAACAGTTACTCCACTTGAGCTTTTTGAGCGTAATCATTGTAAGTCCCTATTATGTTAGTGATTTGTGAATCGGGTAAATCAAGAATATATCTTAAATACTCGATAAGCTCTTCCTCTAACGTCATTTCTTTGTCAATGACTAAAGTGGCTTCTGAATTTCGTTTTATTACTTTCTTATCCAGTAAATCTGAGTTCTCTACTGCAGCGAGCTCCTGAATATCACCTTCTATTTCATAGATAGTGTGATGGTAGTCTGTAGGAATCATATCTGCTGGATCTTGAACAGTTTTTCTCAAAAGTTGAGGTAGATCGAAGGCATGCCATGTCCATCTCCAGCTATGGGGATTTATCAAAAGATACCCTGTCTCTACCTCTTTTCTGTGAAACGAAGTAGTCATTGGACTACCTGGATACACAATGTTTCGCTGTGTATTACTGTGAGCATGAAGATCACCAGCAAACACTACAGGAAACTCATTGAATAGATCTAGATCTACCTCTGGCTTTACATGAGGAGGAATCTCACCCCGCACATGAGTAAACAGCGGCATATTTTTATTAAAATGATCTATACTACCCTTTTGATGAAGCTCTCTGTAGGGCAAGACACCAAAGCCCAGGTCTTTGTCGATATATGATATATCTACAAGATTAACTAGGGGATTTATATCTCTGGTGGCTTGCTTCAACTGAGAAAGAAAAGTTCTGTTCTTTCGTGTCGCTTCATGATTGCCGTCATAAATAAGAGTGGGCTTTTTTACCTCTCGCACAAACGAAAAGTAAAGAGACAACTCATCCATACTAGGAATGCGATCAAAGAGATCTCCTCCAATAATATGCATATCACAACTCTTTGAGACTTCGTGTATTTGCTCAAAGAACGCGTGGTATCTTTTAGTTGCCCACTCTACTGGGACATTTTTCTGCCCCAGCTTTATGTGCCAATCTGCAGTGAATAAAATCACGATACGTTAAACTCTTCTTCAATAGTTTCATCAATCTCCTCGGCAGAACCGGAGTTATCCCGGATATCATCGAGAAGAGTCTTCTGAGAATCTGGAGTAGGACGAGGCATAACTTCATCCATAGACTTCAGATCTGCAATAGCAGCTAGCTCTGCTTCTGTGAGTGCGCGGGGCTTGCACTTTAGTGCTTGCAACTGATACTCTACATTATAGGGAAGAGGCCCAGTTTTTACGCGCTTGAAGCATACATCCCAGCCAGTTTCGGGATCTGTAGGATCTCCAAGGTCTTCTGCAGCAGTAATAATTTGCTCCCACAGCTTCTTCTTGAGATTTACTACTTTTACTTCTCCGCCGTCGATACACTGAGTAGCGTAGCTCCAGCCACACTTTAGATCAGGATAGAACTCTCGTACCCAGTCCTTCTCTAAGTTGTTAAAAGTTTCTTTGTTACGGTCGAAAGACAGACATTCAAAAGGAATATTCTTGTCGTTCTTTCCTTTAATCCAGTAGACATAGCGAGCTAAAATGTCGCCTACTAGACGGAATTTGTTGTCTCCATCTCTATATTGGAAACTGCTAATGGACGACTTCTGTGCCGCCCCTTTCTGTTGATTAAATGAAATTGCCATTAATGTATCTCCGTGGTAGGGACTTCTTCGTATAGAAAATGCACTCTGTCATTTTCTAAGTAAAGTAGCCTATTTTTATTAATAATTGTTTCCGGCTCTAGACCTGGTACTAATAGTAGATCCAGAGTCGTATCTTGTGTTGTTAAAAAATCTACAGCAGAACGAAAAGAGCACAGCGAAATATACTGTGCCATTTCACGATAGCCGTACTTATGAGAGTGGTATAGAAGTACATCAGGGTGTAGCATGAAACTCACCCCAGAAAAGTCTTTCTGCGAATATTTATAAATAGGATCTTTACGATTCTGTGGTATCTGCTTTTGAACAAGCATACGAAAGATTCGTACTACCTCGCGCACATTTCCATGTGACGCATCATAAATTTTCGTCCAGTCAAATAAGAACATATATTATACTAAAGTTTAACCTTGTTGTCAAGAACTATTTTTTTATAGCTGTTTGATTTGATAACCCTGTTTCATGTAGTGTCCCATACGAGTAGAAGCCTGTCTTCTTGCAGTATTACCCTTAAGGTGTATATCAATAATCACCGGGTCTTTTTTATTTTCTTCTTTTCGTATGACACGTCCAATCAACTGAGTAAGTAGAGGCTCGTTATTGATAGGTGTACCTAGTATTAAACAGCTTAAGCTATTCAAAGAGATACCTTCTGAAAAAATAGCTTGCGTTCCAAAAAGAATGTTCTTTTGTCCGTTTCTCACCAGAGACATACGTTCTTCTCTTTCCTCGTGCGATAGTTCGCCCGTAATACAAGTCGCATTCTCACCAGCTAGTTCGGCGCAAGCTTTCATAAAATGTACTCTATCACTGACTACCAACACCTTATGCCCTCTTGCGGCGTAGGCCGCAGCAAGCAAGGACACAGTATGTCGATATTCGTCATTATTTGTTAGATTTGTAACTCTATTGGCCCAGGGTATGTTAGATCCGTCCATGAATCGAACTTCGCTGCTCAATACATGGACGGTAGGTGGCATGAAGTTTTCTTTCGGGGGTTTGAAAACTTTGCTTCCAAAGTAATCTCGAAACACTACATGTTTGCCGTCTTTTCTTTCGATAGTGCCTGATAGACCTATCTTATATCTAGCATAATTACTATCAATTATTTTAGAAAACGTCGGAGACGAGACATGATGCATTTCGTCCAGGATGATTGTGCCAAACTCTTTTTGTACTGCTCCAATATTACGGTATAAAGTTTGAGTATTGCCAACAACCACAAGGCCAGAAAGATCCATGCTACCACTTCCAACAATACTTGGTTTAAATCCATAGACTTTTTCTACTTCTTTTGCCCACTGATTTCTTAGTGGTACAGTGTGAGTAACAATGAGTGTTTTTTGTCCAAGCTTACCAGCTATCGCTAATCCTGTAAAAGTCTTTCCCCAGCTGACCCATGCGTTAATTATAGCATTGTCTTCGATTTCATCAAAAACAGCCTGCTGGCTCTCCCGTAAAGGGAACTTAAATTCAGGAAATTCTACTGGCACATTTATTCGCTTATCGACTATTTCGTAATCATCTGGGATCAAATCCACACGCCCTACAGGTATACTCACTAGATCCGCACGAATACGAACCATGTTCTTTATAACCTGAGGAGGATCGGTTGGATTATATGTAGGTATCGTATAAGTTAGTTCTTTACTGAGAAAGTCCTTATACTCTTGCGTTACCTCAAGATAGATCCTGTTACTGATTACTGCCTTCATAAACCCAAATCTGTTTTAGCGGTGATATAGTCTTTAACAAAGCCACTTCGTACAATGTCTTTGATTTCAAAGTCTATTAGATCAAATTGATCCATTGCTTTGATAATACGAATAAAGTCTTTTAGTCCATTTTTATTGAGATCTGACTGGCGAAAGTCTCCGCAGAAAACAATTCTACAGTTCTCTCCCACCCTTGTAATTATAGAGTCCAACTCATGAAAACTCATGTTTTGACACTCGTCTACTATAATTACTGCGTCTCTCAGAGTAACTCCCCTTATAAAAGAAGTTGTCATAAAAGTGACTAGACCTTTAGTTTTTAATATTTCATACGCGTCTCCACGTTGAAATAATTCGATACAAATATCTTTGTAAGGTTCTTCGTAGATAGCGCTTTTTTCCTTCTCGTTACCTGGGAGAAATCCTATATCTCGTGTAGGTACTGCACTACGAATGAGAATCAGTTTATTGTAGACTGATTTCAACATATCATCAAATGCAAGATAACAAGATATAAAGGTCTTTCCTGTACCGGCAACTCCATGTAAAACTAAATGTTTTTCACTTTCGAAAGCGGCTACTTGGTTATGTGTCAGGGGTTCTATCTCAGATAGAGTCAAGCCCGCGCCAGCGAGCGTTCTGTTTTTTCGTCCCATAAAATATTCACACTTTTCTTCGAGTGTCTGCAAGTCTTTCTGCAGAGTACTCATACAACATCCAAGGTATTCCCTTGTGATGTAAAATCCCCGCCCAGGGAAGGTCATTCATTGGAGGGCGGGGGATCTTAAAGGGAAAGGTAATATCCTTTACCCATAATACAGCAGCTTTTTCTTTTCTTTCTATTTTGCGTATTCGATAGTATTTTAGAGAACAGTTTTCAGTCTTTTCATAGACAAAAGGCATGCCTTTACTATCTATGAAAGCTTTTCCACTATTCTGTTTGATAATTCCAAGAAGACTACCAAGAGACGCTCTCAAAGGATATAGATCTTTGAAAGGCGTCTGTAATCTTCGAATACCTAGAGTTTCTCCAGGCATATTTTTATCATCTACTAATCTATTATCCA